GTTATATGCCGGCATTAACAGAGAAACTAGGGGTTTTGTCATTTAGCCTCGCGTCATTTTGGTAATAACATCAGCTTTAAGCTTCTGTTCGTTCTGTTTCTGCTGAGCTTGAAGGCGCATAGACTCTCTATTGCTCTCCGCTTTGATCCTCTCAGCATCAATCGCCAATCTAGCCTGAGCCAGCGCCATGTCTGCCTGATCTTTTGCAGCTTTACGCTTAACTTCCTCGGCTTTGATCTGCAATTCAGCTTGTTGCATCTGAATAAGCGGATCCTGAGCCTGTTGTTGAGCCTGTTTCTGCTGAGCAGCCGCCATATTTGTCTGTAAAAGCTGGGCACTTGCCTGAGCAATCAATTTAGACAACTGAACTTCCACATCCTCTGGCAATTGCTTGTCAGGTGGTGGCAAAGGTACACCCATTTGCTCTTCAATTTTGCGTCTGTACAAGAATCCTAAGTGCTCCGCGATGTGAGCTTGGATAGCCGCCATCATTTGCTGAGCCATAGGGTTCTGTCCCATCGTTGCAGCAATCATTGGATCCTGCATGAACGTAGTATGAGCCGCGATGTGAGCATCTTGATCCTGATAGATGAACGCTCTAGTAGGTTCACCCTTCAAGAACGCCATGTTCTCAGAGATAGGATCGCGTGGTGTCTCATCGTCTGGAGTAGGTACAAGCTTATCGCCGTTCTTAATACCTAAAACCTCAATCATCTGTCTATGAAGGTTAGGCAAGTTGTAGATCTGCGGAGCTTGCTGCGCCATCTGCATTACAGCTTGGTACTGCATGATCCTCTGAGCCATCGTTGAGCTATTAGGATCTGATACAGGTATGACATCCACCATGTCATAGTCTTCCTGCTTGGCCATCCTCGTACCAGAGGTAGGTTCGTACTCATACTCTGTAGGAGCGTAGTCACGAATGATCGCTTTGAGGATTTTAAACTCTTGCTTCATAGCGTAGTGAACCCGCGCCTGCACAGCAGACATCGTTTTCAACTGACGCTCTAACAAAGCTAACGTAGTTCCTACGGGAGAGTTAGCAGACATATCGCTGATGTTCATATCAGCAATAGATCCCAAACGACGACCCTCTTCAGTGACCTTATCCAGCAACATAGACAAAACTTGTGATGGCTCCTTATAAGGAAGCATCATGATGTTGTCTTTGATAGAACCACTAGGTACGTCTACATCCCTAAACTCGCCGGGAGCGATAGGTGTATCGTCACCCTTAACTCGGAGACCTCTAGATTTAAGACCGCCGGGCAGATTACTTAGTGTGCCAGCATCAATGAGTTGTCTAATAAGAGACGTACCGGCTCTGGCATAACCACCAATAAGATGTATGAAACCAAAGCCATAAGCACCAAAGCCGGGTACGTAATCGTACTGAACAAAGTGTTGTCTCTTAAGACGTTTCTTATCTGATTCATTCCAGTTCCTGTAAATAGATAAAACTTTATTAGTCCCAACGTCAATCGTGATGATGTAAGGTAAAGCAATACCGTCTTCATCTTCATAGCCCGGCAGATCATAATCAACTTGGATTTCATAAATCTGATAGCGGTCGTCGTCAGTTACTGAGTAACCCTGCTCGTCCGCTTTTTTCTTCTCTACGTCGGTGTGTAAATTACTAGGCTCTCCCAGATCTACATCAACATAGAAGCCTGCTACCTGTAGTTTTTTAAGTTCATTCTTAGACTTACGCATGATGTGCGTAACTCTCTCTGCTGTTCTAGAACTACTAGAGCCGTAAGGAATAATCACATCTTCGGCAGGTACATAAACAGAAGTCTGCCGTCCCAAACTGGGATCATAGTAAACCTTCTTAAAGGCTGATCCGGCTAAGCCAAGATTAAACAACATGCGTTCATGTTCAGGACGATACTCAGGCATTTCTTCCGTGAGTTTATAGTTCATGTCCTCCTGAACTCGCGCAGCCGCTTCAGTTTTAAGACGGTCAATTGCACCAATAATTTCCGTTTTGACTGGCCCCGCCGCAGGGAACGTTTCAATAATCGTCTCGCTCTGGAACCTAACCGCAGCTTCTGTAAGGATCGTAGAGAAAACTCCACAAGCACCATTCCACGGCTCAGTACGTTCTTCATACTTCATCCCCAAAACATCTAGACCCTTGACATACATCTCCACCCAGTCTTTGCGAGATGTCACATCACTAGACACCTCTTCCACCAGATCAGATCCAATCGTAGCTAATACGCTGTCGTCCATGAACTCAGCCAAGTTGTCGTCAAACTGATCTTCTCCCCCTTTAGGCGGAGTCAAATCAATCTCAATCCCGTCTATCTCAATAGACATAGATTCAGGATTCTCAACTTCAATTTCAACTTCTGGGCCTTGTAGGGCATCTATGCCTAAAGGCATTTCGTATAAAGATTTTTCCATGAGAGCCTCAATAGTAAACGTGCTTCTTTCTGAAGCCGATTAGATCTTCACGCTCGTCTGTATCGAGCCGCAAAAACCCACCTTGTCTGAAACGAATCAGTGCTTGAACACAAGCATCAACCAAGTCATCATGGTCAGCATTCGGAAACGCCGCCATCTGCTCAACCAACTCGTGCGCCCACCTCGTATCAGGTGCCCATACTTTACCCGACTTGAACAAATCAGTCACCGAGTTTAGACGCACAAATTTATCATTACCTCTAGACGGGGTGTATTCACTCACCACAATCCCCATCCGTCTTAATTCAAATATCAGCGGCGCTCCTGCGGCCTTAGCCTCAACAACAAAAGCATCCGGCTCCCAGTCCTTATAGTGCTCGTAAGCTTTCTCCTTCAATTCAGGAAACTCCATCCTTTTCTGGAAAGCATCGAGCAAAATAATATTGATGTCCTCTGGGTTCTCGTTCAAGTGAAAAACGCCGAGAGTCACACAGGCGGAATAGTCTGATCGCTCATTCTTAGTAAAGGCGGTATCCCAACTCTGGATGATAAACTCACACTTAGGAGGATCTTCATGCTCCCAAATCTTCCACCACTCCCGCTTAACTAAAGCACCCTCTTCTCCCGTAGGGTTCTGCTGATACTGAGCGTTCCACTTAGAAGGAGGAAGTTCTTCTCTCAGAGCTTCTAACTCCTCTAGACTCCAAAACTCTGGCCATAAAGGTTTCCCGCTGGGCATGATTGCAGGGAGTTCAATTACTTCCCACTCTTCCCCTTTATCCCTACTGGCTGCATCTTTAATGATCCTACCAGTCAGGTCTTTCTCCGACCAACGGGTCATCACAACAACAATAGCCCCACCCGGCTGGAGACGCTGACGAGGGCCGGATGTATACCATTCATAAACTTTGTCAAAAACTGTAGGGTCGCCTTGAGCTAACGCCGCTTCCTGTTCAGAGTGGGGATCGTCAATAATTAGTAGATCCGCACCCTTTCCGGTAACTGTACCCTGAACTCCAATAGCGAAGTACTCTCCGCCCCCACTGGTCGCCCAGCGGCCAGCAGCTTTTGAATCTTGACGGAGCGCAACATTAGGAAAGATCCTAGAGTACTGCTCTGAATCTACTAAGTTCCTAACCTTCCTACCAAATCCAACCGCGAGGTCAGCGGTGTTAGAACACTGGATAACCTTCTTATTCGGGAAACGGCCAAGAAACCATGAAGGTAAAAGATAGGAAGCAAACTCAGACTTAGTATGCCGAGGAGCCATATTGATGATTAATCGTTTAATCTTTCCGTTCGCTATATCTTCAAACTTCTTAGCCATCAATGAGTGGTGCCTCCCCCCAACGAACCCCGGCCACATCTGTTTAATATATTCCATGAAAGAAGCATGAGACCTCTCCCTGATGAGAGCACTCTTGTACGTCTCAACACTCGCCAAGAATTCCTCCTGCTCGTTCGCCGGCAACTTCTCAATCAAATCTTCTAGCTTCATTCCAAGTTCCGAAAATTTATATACACAGGTCTGATCGTCCTACCCTGTCTATCAACCTTCTTTATAACACCTATATTCACAAGCCGCTTAATTATTTTTGAAGTATTAGACATACTCATCTTTCCACGCTGATGAGCTATGTCCTTCAAAGACGGGCTAAACCCGTACCTCTTCCACCATTCATCAATAATCAAAAACACTTCTTTCTGCACCGGGGTCATCTCTACCTCCATACATTCTTCAAACGTCATGTCACTTTTACGTGACACCATTTTCTTATTTATCTGTACTTTTAAAAACCGCATAAAAATTTTAATTTTTCTAGAAAATTATTTTGCAGAAAAATTTTAATTTTTCTACGCCGGGGTGTCTCCCCTAAAAGGGTGGGTGGGGGCTGCTCCAGAAACTTTTTCTGGGGGTGGGGGGTCTTCTAAAACCGAATCTTGTTGGGTTGGTTCGTGTGGAATAGTATGTATAGGATCTTGGGACTCCGCAACGCCGTTCGGGGGGGTCGGGAGTGGGTGGGTCTCGCCCGATAGCTCGCGCAAAAGGGTGTCCGCCTCGATGATCGTCGCATCTTCTGCCCTGCCGTTGAGCATCTCCCGCAACTGCGCCATGATCTGCGCCTTCGTGTCTGCGCTCGATGAGATCGTGCGTATCTCTTTGCGTTCAGTGAATGCCGACACTTCGGTGACTGTCCCAAGTACCTTGCTTGCCTGTACCTTCGTGGCTTGTTTAGCGTCAGGGTCAATCAATACTTGGACAAGGGATTGGATTACCAACTCCCTCAAAGCAACAGGGGTGCGATGTTTAGCCCCCTCTAAAGCCAGCCTGTAGGCTTCTGCCTCTAGGATGATCCTTGGATCCTTCGCCAGCATGTAAGGATCTTTGGCTAGACTGCTTGGCTTAGCGTCTGCCTTGTATGCGTTCCGGTATGCGTCTGCCTTCGTCTTACCCATTGCTAGCCCCTTTGCAAACTCTTGTTGTTTCCCTGTTAACGCACGACCGGAAACGCCTAGAAGCTCTGTCATTGGGACTTGCTCTAGACCTTCCTTGATCTGCTTGCGTGTGAGTGTTTTCATCTCTCTGTCTCTCCTACTTGATTGGGGGAATGGGAAGCAAAGCCGACCCGCTTCGCTATGTCCTTACGGGCGCGATTGGAACAGAAAAATTTTAATTTTTCTAGCCCTTTGTGCAGCTTGTTTTTGTAAGCATTTCGTTCACAATTTGAAAAGCACTTTCACCATGTTTTTTTAATACTTTGTGTTTCATAGGGAAAACCCCTAGCGTTGATTTTAAAGGCTTTTTTGATACATGGCACGATTCTATTATGCTATATATGTGTAAGGCACAACATTTCGTTACACTGCTTTGCACCAACCTACAAAGGATTGATAATGACTCTCGCAATTAACTTCAAGCCCGAACTGATGGATTCATTCAAAGACGCGATCAAGCACCTTAAAGGTTCACCCGCTACTGATGCCAACAAAGCAGAGGGGCGAGCGATCATTGAACACTACACCGGACGTTTGCAACTGCTCGACCTTGAACTGTCGCAAGCCGAAGCCCGCGCCATTCTCGCCACCGAATACTCAAAAATCTAAAAGGAAAAAACCATGCAAAGGCATTACATCCGACTCAATGGCAAAGACTACACCATCCGACTACACGATGACGGACGCATTGACATTGACACCACTTGGGAAATTCCCCACCCAAGCGATGCCGGACTGACTCACCCGCGCATGGTTCACCGCTACGCCTCAGTCAGCCCTTATGGGCGACTCGGCAAATCTATCTTGAAACAACTTGAAACCATCTAAGGAAAAACCATGCAAACAACTTCCACACGCAACATTTACGGATGTGACATTGATCGCTTCATTGCTCAGATTACATCCGGTGCAACTTACCGCATCTCTGGTGCAAACATGATCGTAGCGGGTCTCATGTCAGACGCTCAAGAACTGCTCGCCCTTGGCGAAAACGAGCAAGCCCGCAAGACCTTGAACTGCGCCAAAGCCATTCTGTTCAAGATCATGGACGGAGAGCTTGTCGGAACTGTTGCGACCGCCTAAGCAATGCCTGAAGCCCTTGTGTGAGGGCTTTGGGGATTACTTACCACCAACCAAAGGAGAGACCATGAAAACCTATGAATTCAAGATCGCAAAACACTTTGTGTCTGCCCTCATCAACGACGATGAATCAGGCTTGACCGATGACGAGGGGGCGCAACTGTGGGAATGGGAACAAAACCTCCCCAATCATTACCACCTCAAAGCACAAATGCACAAGGTTTTCGATGTGTCACCCGATGAGGGTGAGAACTTCGATCAATGCGAGGTCTGCGGGTTACTCGCTGACTGTGCCACCCTGACAGTTAATTACATCTAAAGGA